TATAATGATGATGATGTAGTTATCAATTCTTATTTGTATATGTTTAATGATAATATTAATCCTGAGGACATTCCTGAAAAATCAGAGAATGAAATCATACAATTAGAAAATTCTTCACCTGATATTTTTAAAATTAATGAGAAACAAGAGGGTACTGTATGGGTTATAGATAATTTTTATGAGGATCCTGATTCAGTCAGAGAGTTTGCTCTTCAGCAAGAGTTTATAGAAGGTGGTTGGGGTAGAGGATTTATTGGTAGAAGAACTGATACTCAATTTTTATTTCCTGGTCTTAAAGAAAAATTTGAGACCATCATGGGTAAAGAAATCACCAACTGGGAAATTCATACTGAGAATGGTAAATTTCAAAACTGTGTTGCTGGAGAACCAATTACTTGGCATTGTGATGCTCAGAGATGGGGAGGACTTCTATATTTGAGTCCAGATCCTCCGTTTAAATGTGGAACTAGTTTGTATGCACATAAACATAACCGTGCAAGATCATTTAATGACAAAGATTATGAGGCTGAATGGAGACTTCCTCCAGAAAAAGGTGAGGCAACATATTATGGTGGAGAACATTGTGATGGAACACAATTTGAACCTGTTGATGTTATGGGTAATGTCTATAACAGATTGATTATCTTTGATGCTAGATGTATTCATGCTGCATCAGAATATTTTGGTTATAATTTACAAACGGGACGTTTATGGCAAATGTTCTTCTTCGATACTAAATAAAATCAAAGTGGTTAAATCTATATGAAACAACCTTGGAAAAAAGCAATAGCTCCAACCATGGAATTTACTACATCAATTGATGTTAAAAATGGTTGTGTTGTTGATTGTGTATACTGCCCACAAAGAACTCTTCAGGAAAAATATAAGGGTGAAAGATTTCTGAGTCTAGAAAACTTTAAAAGTGTTGTAGATAAATTGCCAAAAGAAATTAGGGTAACTTTTGCTGGGTTTACAGAACCATTCTTAAATCCAAAGTGTACTGATATGATTCTGTATGCTCATGAAAAGGGGCATCCAGTTTCAATGTTCACCACTGCTGTTGGTATGACTCTTAAAGATTTCAAGAGAATTCAACATATTCCTTGGGCAGGAGCACCAAATGGTGGATTCACACTACACATTCCTGATGCAGATCGTAAAGCAAAGCATCCAGTGACAGAAAAATATGTTGAACTCATAGAGTACATGTATATTTGTTGGCTCAAAGGTGAACTAACTAATTTTAATGTAATGTCTATGGGTGCTCCTCATGAAAAAGTTGCTCATTTATGGGGCACACCACATCAACCAGAGATGTGGTCTAGAGCAGGAAATCTTTTCCATGAAGCAATTATCAAACCAGAATTGATGAATAGAAAAGATGAATTTAGATCTGTTTATCATGGGGAAAGTCCTAAAACATGTGGTTGTATTGAAAAACTTTATCATAATGTCATGCTTCCTAATGGAGATGTATCTCTATGTTGTATGGATTATGGTCTAAAGCATATTCTAGGAAACTTGTTCACGCAGGAGTATGAGGAGATCATGCCACAGAACAATACGTGCTATGATATGTGCAGGTTCTGCGAAAATGCTGTAGATCCACCACCCGAAATACTATTAAAAAAATAATTATGTTTTTAATTTATTCTAAATCAAATTGTCCTTATTGTTATAAAGTAAAACAGGTCATAGAAATGACTGGAAATAGATTTGTTGAGTATAGTCTTGATAGAGACTTTACAAAGCAAGAGTTTTATGATAAATTTGGCGAAGGTTCTACTTTTCCACAAGTTTTACATGATGATAAAAAGTTAGGAGGTTGCGTTGACACGATCAAATTCCTCAGAGAACAGAAGATCCTCGCCTGAGGGTATAAATAATTCAGTGCCTAATCGTGGCGTTGATTTTATTCTTAATGGAGGTAGAAGAAAGCATTCCAAAAATTTTCATATTATTTTTGAAAAGATGGTTTGCTTCTTCAAACGGGAAGTAACTATCTATTTTGAATTTTCCTTGAAGGCGAGGAAGAAACGTTAGTTCCCGAGGTAAGAAAAATGTTAGCAGCAAGTTTAGTTTTTGGTTCTTTTTTGACAGTCCTCTTTCTTATAGTAGGACTAATTGGAGGATGGACTGCTAGAGAATACATGATGAACTATCGGGAAGTACCCAGACCTCATCCCGAAATGTTCGATAATCAGGGCAACCTGATTCCTGATGAGGTTATTGCATTTAACTTTGAAAACTATTATGACGACAGCGAAGAAAACGACGACGAAGATTAAAGAACTTCCAAGAAATCCATTTGCATTTGAAGTTCTTGATCTCGCATCAAAACAAAGATCAAAAGCAAAGAAGGTGGAAGTTCTTCAGAAGTATGAAGACCCTTCTTTAAAAGCAATTTTTATTTGGAACTTTGACGATAGTATTGTCAGTGTTTTACCCGATGGACCAGTTCCTTATTCGGGTTATGCTGAACAAACAACTTCTAGTGGAACTCTTTCGACTAAGATCACAAATGAAGTTCGTAATATGCATGAAACAGGTTCCTTTTCTCTTGGAAGTGCTGATAAACAAGGGCATACTACTATTCGTAGGGAGTTTGGAAACTTCTATCACTTTGTGAAGGGGGGTAATCCTAGTATCAATGCTATTCGTAGAGAAACTATGTTTATCAATATTCTGGAAGGTTTGCATCCTCTAGAAGCAGAAATTCTATGTCTTGTTAAAGATAAGCAATTAGAAACCAAATATAAAATTACAAAAGAGATCGTATCTCAAGCATATTCTGATATTCAGTGGGGAGGTCGTTCTTAATGGGCAAAGGATTAAAAATAATTCATCAAGATTGTGATGCATCTCTATCAGAAGATAAGACTCTACCATACAATGCATTTTTAGTTGAATATATTGAAGGAGAAGCAACTAAATTTGATATCGTTAGTGCTGGTAAACAAGTTGATATTTTTGACCACTACTATGATAAGTATGGTAAAGATTTACAAAACATGACACAAACTGAAGGCAGAGCTAATCCAAAGATGTGGGGAAACAAACCACCAGACGGCAAAAAGCGTAAATAGTTACAAAAAAGGGCGGAAAAAACCCCGGCAAATTTTTTTCTCCTTAAGGTTTTTAAATTGTAACACAAGTTACAAAAAAAGTTGACTATATACTATACATGGTTTATAATTACCATACGTTCATCTCACGATAATGCCATGCCTTTTCTATTGGCATCAACTATCTTTGCTTCCCACGCAGATCACCTGACAAAACCATACAACTGGCACATGTCTTGTGAAAGGTGGCAAACAAGATCTTTAGAGATTCAACAAGATAAAAATTTGGATTACGATTCCAAAAGATTCTTGATTAGATATCTAAAGAGTAAAGTTGATGGTGATTGTTATGGCATAATGTGAGACGCAAGTAAGTCGCGGAACGGAGCGTTCATCCCATGTTTGAATTGTTACTTTACTCTGGTATTCACTGCACCGATGCTAAGGATATGATCCAACGTATCGAAGCAAGTAACAGTGTAAGTAAAATTATTCAGATTGAGATTGTTGAGACCTTAAAGGAAGCAACACCTGAATGTAAATGGGACGCAAACGACTAAAGGAACGGATCTAAAAATCCAATTACTTTAGGAGTAAACAATGAATACACTTACTATCATCAAGAAGCAGATCGAGAAGCAGTCTGCAATTCATGACGCACAGATCACTCACACTGCATATCGTGGTGTTGATTATACTGCACGTCGTGAAAATCAAAAGGAAGTTCATGGAACTTTCTGCTATCGTGGTCGTACCTATACTAAATGAGGCAATTATGGAAGCACTACAAATCACAGGCGTAATTACCTTGGCATGTGTTGCAACTATGGCTTTATTTTACGGTGAGATCTTGCTCCTTCAACACACCTGAGGAGAATTAAATGCTGAAGATCAAACTTTATTATGGTCTTCCAGAATACGATCCAGAAGTTCACGATCCTGATAGGGTCTTTAGACTTCTAACATATCGTGGAGTTACATATGCTAAATGGGTTTTTCTTAAATCCAGGGGCATACAAAACTGGAAAGTTTTTAAGAGAGGTTAAATAACCTCTCTTTTTTTGTCCTTATATTACAACTATACAAATGTTAGTGAATTAACACAAACAGTGCTAAATAATACAGAATTGAGATTAGAATCATGATCTAATAATTTTCCCACATTATGTAAAAATGTATAGTGGAGGTAAAGATGCATAATCTTTTATCTCGCGCTCAATTGAACGAATGGAGGCACTTAGAAGACACTCTTGATGAATTTGCTATCGAAGAGCAAAGAATAAGTGATTACTACGAATGTTTAATTGAATGCGATATTCAGAACCAATCTCAATGCAAAAGAATTTGTAGGAGTATACTTGATGAACATTAAAACTTAATCCTACCTTGGGAAGTATACACTTCCCTTTTTTTGTGCTATAATACCAGCAGTAATTACACTCCTATGGATAAGGAAAGATTAAAACTCATAGTTCGTAATTTAGAATTACTTGTTGATGGACTAAAGGCAGAAGTATATTCTGATCCTGATGCATACATAGACAAACGGGAAAATTACGACGATCCCAAAAGACATTCAGATTACGACGAGATTTTTGACGATGACGATGGGTACCCAGACTAATAGAGCAAGAAAACTTATAAAGTTGCTTGAACGTTTAATCAAGCAAGATCATCTTTATTCTGAAGATAAAATAATAGAGATGAAAAAACAGTTGTATGTTCTTAAGAATGAATTAGCAACGATAGAAGAGAAAACATCGAAAGGATTTGGTAAATGAGTGTAAAATTAATTAGCGTGACTCCTGATGCGGAGTCAACTATGGCATATGTTGCCCGTGTTTCAAACCCTAATAATCAAGAAAATCCTAACTATGCAAAGTTGTTGGGATATTGTATCAAACATAATCACTGGTCAGTGTTTGAGCAGAGTTTTATGACTTTGGAGATTGAAACTACTAGGGGACTGGCAGCTCAAATCCTACGTCACCGTTCGTTCACATATCAAGAATTTTCACAACGCTATGCTGATTCTTCCTTACTCGCGGAGACGATCCCTCTACCTGAATTACGCAGGCAAGACACCAAGAATCGTCAGAATTCTATTGATGATATTGACCCGTTTGTTCGTCAAGAGTTCCAGATCAAAATGCAAAGGCACTTTGCTGAAGGAATGAAACTCTACCAAGAGATGCTTGATGCATCGATTGCCAAGGAGTGTGCTCGTTTTGTTCTACCTTTAGCAACACCCACCAGACTCTATATGTCAGGATCTTGCAGATCATGGATTCATTATATCACTTTGCGTTCTGCCAATGGAACTCAGAAAGAGCATATGGACATTGCGGAGGAGTGTAAAAAGATCTTTATTGAGCAATTTCCCACCTGTGCAGAAGCACTAGAGTGGATCTAAATACGTTATATTGAATTATTAAAAATGGCAACATATCCTGTAAAACACAAGGAAACTGGTGAAACTAAAGAAGTTGTTATGAGTATTCATGACTGGGACCAGTGGAAAAAAGATAATCCTGATTGGGATAGATACTATACTCCACAAAATTCGCCTGGATTGGGTGTAGAACCAGTTGGTGAGTGGAAAGATAAACTTGTTAAAACAAAACCTGGATGGAATGAAGTATTAGAAAGAGCATCGACACAACCTGGCGCAAACAACCTTAAAATTTGAGTAATATGGCACGTAGAAAGAGAAGTAGTTCTGAACAACCTATTGGAGTTGGTC